TTAAATAGATGTGGTCTCTTTACTGTAAATTACCGACATGAGCCTTGCATACCATGGCGCTTTAGGACTCCACTTGTAACACGGCATGTCCTTACCATTGTTGTCCTTGTAAATCTGCTGGATGATTTTTAATTCGTCTGGATGACCCAATGTTATTACTTTTTGACCGTCAAAATAATACACTGCACCTTTTCCCTCTACTGTAAATAAACATTTCATCTCTTCTTCTCCTTCCTGTTCGATTCCTGTATTCTGGTTATTTTTTTGTTCGCTGCATGCAGACGCTCTACTGTCGATCGCCTTTGCAATCAGCTCAGCAATTCCTTTTGTGCTTAAACTACGATACCGTGCTACATCATCTGTGCCGGTGCAAAATAATGTCTCCACAATCATACCGGGCATATTAGATGCATTCAGGTCATGGTATCCCGAACTGTACTTTACACCACGGTTAGCAAATCCTTTTTCTTCAAAATTCTTGCAGATGTTACTTGCAATCATGTTCATAGTCGGATTGGATGCATCATATAACCACACCTCTACGCCTCCTGCTTCCGGAGATTCAGCAGCGTTCATGTGCAGGGTACCATAGATATCGCATCCCGCTCCATTCGCTTTATTTGTGCCGTCTGCCAACTCGCTGGACGCATTGGATGCGTTGGAATTGCAATCAATCACAGTATGACCGACTGCCTGCAGCATTGGCACAAGCTCATTGTAGATCTTCCGCACTTCTGCCTGCTCATCAATCAGACCGATCGCACCCTTGCAATTCGGAGAGTGGCCTCCTCTTAAACCGATTTTCATTACTTGTGTTCCTCCTGCTCTTCTGTCTCAAACGCTTTTTCCAGTTCTTCTGCTGTTGTTCTTCCAAATTCGTTCTGTTCGCTCATGATCTCACCTCCTCCGTGCGATATCGCACAATTAATCTGCAAATACCCAATCATCTGCCAGCATATCAGCTTGTGATGCGAGCCATCCCATTTGTACACCAGATGTACCGACAAAAGCTACTGCCATATTACCAATGGCTTCATGTTCACAATTCACAACCTCCCCAGATGCAGCCTTATATGAGATTCCGGTAGCAAGCTGAATGTACTGACTCTTTCCGTTCCAGCCTTTACGTTTCACTTTCATTCCACGTTTCATATATTTGATTGCTTCACCAAATGAAAATGTTGCAATTCCACCAAGTACCGGGCAATTCTTTTCGTCTGCAATCTCCCATTCGTCAGATGCCACATTGAGAAGAGTGTACTCAACCCTCTGTGTTTCTCTGATATCAAGTAATTCTCCATTATCACTGTCCTGTGGTCTACATTGAATCATTACCGTTTCCTTGTCCGAATCCCAATACCAATAGCCCCCCCCAAGATGGCAGTTTTACTTTTTCTCCGTTCTTCATTGCTTTTAATGCCTGTTCAAATTTCATAATCATTCTTCTCCTTCCTGTGCGACGTCGCACAATAAAAGAGAGCTTGTTTCCAAGCCCTCTAGCTATTTACTTATATGTAAGTGCCCTCTCTGAATCTCCTGTGCCAGGTGTCGTAGGGTCTACCACTACACCAAGGATCGCCAGCACTGCAAAGAGTGCGTTTACTACGGTGAGCAGTTTATCCCCTAAATCTCCGAGATCAATCGTAAACCCAAACACTGCCGCAATCGCCTGTATTAACAGCAACAGTGCCGGGATCAGTGCCACCCAGAATGCCTTGTTTTTGATTCTTACAATCCAGTTAATCTTCTTCATTTTTCATTCTCCTTTACAGATACATCGCTACTATTCCACCAATCACAGCTCCGATCAGTGCGGTTACTACTACGTCCCACCGTTTAGCTGGAGTCTGCTCAAGATGTGTCACTTTTGCGGTCAACTGCACAAGGGTCTGATTCATAAATCCAACCTCCTTGGTCAACCCAACCATTTCTTGCGCCAGTTGATGTACCACATTAACAACGTCCTCTGCTTCTTTCATTCGGTGCTTTAGAGAGCCGATTTCTTTTCCGTGCTCTGCGAGTTTCACTTCTACTTCATTTTCTGTCATGTCTTTCCTCCGATTTTTAAAGTATAAAAATAAGACCATCACGGTCTTGCCCTGATCTCCATATTCACTCCTTTAGTCATCCGTAATCCATGTGATAGACAAGTGCCTCTCTGTCCAATTTGGGTTATTGACATAGATTGCAATTCCACCGTCTTTGCTGATTAGATATCGACCAGTTCCAAGGAGCCGGGAGCCGGACACCTCGTTGTAAGGTGTTCTGATGTCGAGCACTGGGCGATACCCAACAGGGATTCGCACCTCGTTAAACGCTCCGAAGCTTCCGCTATTCGGGAACTGCGCAAGCATTGTGATATTACATGTTACCATACACCCTCTCCTTTTTAACTCTACACGGATGTTATTTGCGGAGTTTGTGCTTGTATATGGACCTTTCACGGTACCGGAATCGTAAGAGATAGATTTTGTAAGCTGCTTAATTGTCCTAATAAGCCATATGCTATCTCCATTTATGTTTGTCACCGAAAAGTCTCGCATCTCCTCATCTCCGCGAATAGAGCATACCATAGATCCATTCGCGATATCATCTGCCATGCTACTGCCGCCGGAATAAAATTCTAATCCAGAGTAGTTTAATCGACTCCCCCAGTACCTAGACGCTGTAAACGATCTTACCATGTCAATATTCTCTTTTTTTACAAAAACGGAAATTGTACCGTCACTGCTTTTAGACACGATCTCTCCGGTGTCTACATTTATGTAAAAGTGTCCACCCTTACTCTTAATAAGTCCGGCTGTTACAGTTCCAAGGTTGGCAACGATCGCACTGAGCGTTTGCACGTCCAGATTCTCGACTGCGATATAATGGATCACCCACCTACTTCCATCCCACCGCTTGATCGGCTGACCGGATGCCGTTTGCCATAACTGGCCAACTTTAGGATTTGACGGAGCCGTAGAAGATACAATTATGCCACTTGGTCCCGTAGCACCGGTCGCTCCCTTATCACCGTATACTCCGATGATACATGGTGCTGATTTATACGTGCTACCATTTGTATAGGTAACAACTTCATAATTCCACAGATATTTTTTTGACACTGTTATTGCTTGTACAGTTGTAGTCCATCCTGTTGTGGACGCTGACACACCACTTCCGCTTGCCGTTGCAAGATAATAATTCGTGATAGACTTTATTCCGTTTCCAGTTGCTCCTTGCGGCCCCGTTGCGCCAGTTGCCCCTTGCGGTCCTTTCGGGCCTGTCGCTCCTTGTGGCCCCTGAGGACCTGTTGCACCTGCATTTCCTTGAGGTCCTTGCGGACCAGTAGCTCCTGTTGTTCCTTTGTCTCCGTATATCCCGATTATTTTTGGCGTAGTGGTCGCTGTGGTATTATCTGTAAACGTAAATTTTTCATAGTTCCACAAGTATTTATTTGTTGCTGTCATCGTCGGAACTGATGTACTCCAACCGCTTGACGCTGTTGTAATTCCTGTTTTTGCGGAAGAAATCAAATAATATTCTGTAATGGTTTTTATCCCTCTTCCTGATGTCCCCGCCGGCCCTTGTGGTCCCGTTGCTCCTTGTGGTCCTGTAGCACCTTGTTCTCCTTTAATCTTCGCCCACTTATAAGATCCAACACTTGCAGGATCGGACTGATTGTAATCCACACAAGTACCGATATACGTTCCCACATCTTCTCCGCTGTTTCCGGTAAACGTTTTTCCTCCATCATTGGAATATTTAATGTGCAGATAACTTGTCTTGCCATTTGTGCCGTTTGTTCCCGGAATTCCCTGCGTTCCCTGGGGACCCTGGGCTCCTTGGAAACGTGACCAGGTATATTTCTTTGGATCCGTGCTATCTTCCTGTGTGAAGTCTACGTAAGTACCAATATATGTGTTAGGTATCTCTGTCATCTGGTTAGAGGTGGTTGGATTCGATACTGCGGAATACTTGATGTGAAAATAGGTGCTCTTCCCTTTAATATTGGTTCCGCTTGGTACAGGTCTGCTATCTAAGACAGGTGCTGTCTGCTTATAATTTCCATTCTGCCATGTATATCCTGTTGGCTTAGGTGTCCAGTTGACCACAAAATCAGTCTTTACAAAATATTTACCGCCACCTCTTAAATATAATACAGGGATTGATCCATAAGTCAGTTGTGTATAGCTGGCAGGCGACACTGAACAGAATGAATACGTGTCTGCATAAATAATACATTCGCCAGAAGTAGTTCCCCACCCAGATCCAATGGAAGCCAGATCTAAATTCACCGAGAATCCGCTAACATGTGTACTCCAGGATGGTTTTGTTCCACTATTTAAAGACACATTAACCAAAATACGATTATAAACACTCGTTGGAAGCTGACTCCCCACAACGGGATACCATTTATTTACATCGTAAGTTTTGGTATCAGATAAGTCTATCGTTGCTGATGATCTCCAGTAGTTTACACCTGCAGATCCAGTATCTCCTTTTGGACCCTGTATCCCTTGTTCACCTTTGGGACCTTGCACTCCTTGCAGACCGGGAACTCCCTGCGGACCTTGTTCCCCCTGTTCGCCTTTGATCTTTGTCCATGCGTATTTCGTCGGGTCTGTAGAATCCTCTTGCGTAAAATCTGTATACTGTCCAATATAAAACTTCCCAGTGCTGTTCGAAACATCAAATCCTGTCTTTCCATCAGCACTGTTTGCATAGGCGATATGTAAATAACTTGTTTTCCCATCTGCACCATTCTTACCAGCAATTCCCTGATCTCCTTTTACGCCTTGCGATCCTTTAAACTGCGACCAGGTATATCTTGCAGGATCTGTAGAATCTTCCTGTACAAAGTCCACATAAGTTCCAATATAAGCAGACGGCGTCTCTGTCATCTGACTGAACGTTGTCGGCTTTGCCACAGAAGAATACTTGATGTGGAAATAACTGGTCTTTCCATTCGCACCAGCTGTTCCAGGAATCCCCTGTTCTCCTTTTTCTCCTTGCAATCCTTGTAGCCCACGTTCCCCCTGTTCGCCTTTTATTTTTGTCCATGTATACTTCGTAGCATCTGTACTATCTGCCTGTGTATAATCTGTATACTGCCCGATATAGAGCTTATTTGTACCATCCGTGGTGGAAAATCCTGTCTTTCCATCAGCACTGTTTGCATAGGCGATATGTAAATACGGGGTCTTTCCATCAGCTCCCGGCTTTCCGGGTGTTCCGTTTGCTCCGTCCGCACCTTTGATCTTACTCCATGCGTATTTTGTCGGGTCTGTGCTGTCATTTTGCGTAAAATCAACGTACATTCCGACATAATCCCGATTGCTGTCGGATACAGAAAAATCTTTAGACCCGTCTGCACTGTTTGCATAAGCAATGTGAGTGTACTGTGTTTTTCCGTCAACTCCGTCTTTTCCCGGGATTCCTTGATCCCCCTTTGGACCCTGTATACCATCCAATCCCGGAGCGCCTTGTGGACCCGGAGGCCCCTGTTCGCCTTTATCTCCTTTCTCACCTTGCGGACCCTGTTCTCCGTCTTTTCCATCCTCTCCGTCCATTACATCCGTGATCGTGATCTCGTAATATCCTCTACGCACGCCGCTTTCAAACGCCGTAAATGAGTAAACCGCCTTTGTATCCACGTCAGTAGCATTTACCGTAACGCTCTTACCAACATAAAACTCTGTGCCATCTTTACTCCACCGGATTTCCAGATTTCCAGACACATCCACTCCATTGTTGTAAGCATAAGCTGTCAGCGTTGTGCTGCCGATGCCGTTTTTAAAGATAATGCCGTTATTAGTGGCAATGGAGCATGTGTAGACCTTGTTTTTGTTAATTAAGTCCTGCATCCTCTCCAACAGATCACTCGAGATCTCGGACATCAGCTCTTTGTAGTTTGTAAATACGGTCTTTGCTGTCTTCGGATTGGTAAGGCTCCGCACCTGTTCCGATACCCTTGCCTGCAGGTATAGGGTCGGCGTCCACTCCTGATCCTGCATCCTTACAGTGTCTCCGATGTTGGTGTCAAAGTATCCATCCACCTCATAAGTCACCACTGGCTCGGATGCGGTTTTTAGATCGGATAAAGCCATACTGTAGAGCTTGTCCTTGTTGTCCGTATCATACTCTTTCCGCATCAGGATATAAGCATCCTCTTTATTTACGATGTTGGATGGAAACCTGTCTCTCGCCTGTGGCGCCCGGATGATCGCACCGTCTGTAAAGTACTCGACATTGCCGTTTTCATCGTATTCCTTTTTATCCAGTCCGTTGATTGTCAGCCCATCCTTTCCGGTTGGCTGGATGCAGGTGTACAGGTTCTCGGCATCTGTGGTTTTTCGGATTCCGGTAATTCCTTTCCCGTACCGCAGTACAATGTCATTCCGGTATTCTCCGACTCCGCTGTCTGTATCGGAGTGTTTCCGATATACATTTAGGACAATCTCTTTTAAGGAGTAATCGCTGTTTAAGACCGTCTCAAACTCGATTTCCGCCGAGAAAACATTGGCCAGAGAGAATAATCTCTTTAACACGGTTGTCGTACCGGTCCATTCGTTGGTGATCCGTTTGTCCGACACCTCATTGAGTCCCAATTTAAGCGTTCTCTCAGCATCAAAGACGGCGAGGTACTCTTCAAAGCTCATTGCCTTTCCGGCTTTGTATTCGCCAGCATCCTCGTTAATAAGCTCAAACGACAGTGACCATGCCGCAGCGGTAATTGTCTTCTCCGTCTGATCGGTATTTACAATATTTAAGTAATACGATCTGCCTTTATGGGTAAATGCCACCTTGTTTCCGACTGTAATATGCTCTGCGTCTGGATGTTTTGCATTTACCGTAAAAGTATAGGTATTCGCCGCTCCCTGTAAATATTCGTGCAGCTCATCACCCCAGTAGTGCATGGCCTTTTTATGTGCATTATCCATAAACGCTACAGGCGTGTTATTTGCGCTTAAAATCGCAATTCTAATGCTGTCCATTACAAGTATACCTCCCGTATTTTTGCTTTAATCTGTGGCGGCGGAGCAGAGAAAGAAGAGTAGCAGAACTGAACTTCCGTTGTTCCTGGTGGAACTTTCGGATAATTGGATCCATTAATCTCATCTCCTTTTGCCGGCATCCCGTTTACATAGACTTTTGTGCTCTCCCCGTCTATAGACACCACATCTCCGGCACGATACCGGTTCGGCACATCCTTATACTTATCAACATTGTCTTTCCGGAATCGGATGCTTTTTAAATAATTGTGTGTGACGTACTGGTTTGTGAGGTTTCTGTCTCCCCACTGTCCAATCCAGATCTGGATTTTCTCACATTCCATGTCCTTGATCTCCGGTATATTTCGCTCCATGTAAGTCCCATACCAAAAAATCCGCAGCTTTTCTCCCTCTTTCAAAAAGTCGTTGTGACATCCCATTTTTAAGTTGAACGGATTACCCTCGTAGGCTGTCGGTTGGAACTCTTCTCGTCTGATTAAGGTGTTTCCGGGAGCAAACCACTCGATACGAGCTGTGTTTCCGACAGAATCACTCTTGTTGATAGACATGGCGCATATTACTTTATTATCTCCTGTCAGAAATGCAATGGTCTGCGCTCCTGTCTGCCCCATCAAGCCGGTTTCGAACCAGTGCTGGGTGTAACAGTAAAAGTTCTTCGCTCCACGTCTGCCCTCGCTGTCCACCGGGATAGTAAGGGTTTTCATTCCACCGTTCCAGTATCCGGATGTTGCTTGTCCACCTTTTAATGCCATCACATTGTATCCAGCAACATTCTTGACTTCAAGTGTTCCCTGTGTGGTGTTTTCCGGATTCTGATAAGAGGTCCCATGATCGTCTTGAAACAGACTGTAACCGTTAAACAGTTCTTCAGATGCTTCGTAATTCTCTCCGTCCGCCTCTTCTTGCTTGCCTAGCTGGATCACTCCATACTGGCTTACCAGTCCGATAAAGCCGTTTTCGTGCTGATGTGCGATCTCGTAGTCCACATCCGCCCACTCGGTACCGTTGTTTTGGATGGTGATTGTCTGGTAGCCGTCTTTTTGTACTCCGTCAAAGGAGAATTCTGCGGTTGAGTATGCCACTCCATCTGGGATGAGCCATGTGATTGATCCGCTACTGTACATATCATCCTCTTCCAGTACCGGCTCTCCGTCCACGATTGCGTCATAATAAATGCTTGGTTCATCAGAAAATATCAGTCTTTTCGGCTCATCACTATATAAAATTTCTGCCATCCTACGCCGGAATTCACTTAATTCTCTTGCCGTGGAATTTGCAATCTGGAACTCCATCATGATCTGCTTTGGAGAGTACGTGGAATGCGTAAACTCTCCTCCATTTACATTTTCAATGTTCCTTGTATTATTTGTGATGGAAGGTGATAAGTTCCGGTCAAGTCTTGTAATCTTAACCGGAATCTCTACGCCTCCATATGTTGCTTTAAGCAAGCCCAACTCTCTCACCTCCTAATAGTTTCTCGAAATCATCCATCTTTTTTATCATCGGTCTTGCATATCCAACCGTCTGCTGTGCGACAACTCTTCCGTCCAGCGTCGTTGTCAGATTGATATTTAGATTAATATCCTTTTCGCCCATAATCTCCAAGATTGATTCCTTAATATAGCCTTTTAACGATCTCAGCGGCGTGATTGCTTCTGCTTCTCTTTCCGCAGCACCACCGATTCCTCCAGACGGCATCTGGAATAATGCTGGTTTCGTAAGGATTCCACCATCTTTAAACCATTTCACGTCCAACATCGGCAGACTCGGTAATAGATCGGAAAAATTGATATCTCCAATACCATCCTCGTACCCAACTCCACGATAAGCAGCCGCAAGGCTTCCGTACGTAGACACTGCGTACCGGATGGATGCAAGCATGTTAGACAGCGGATCGTAGATGTTTTTATCGTATCCGGGCATTGCATAGGCTCTAAATGTCGGGTCAATGACCTGCATCAAACCCTTGGATGGAGTGCCGTTAACTGCGTTGATATCCCAGTTGTTAATCGCATTCGGATTTCCGCCGGATTCTGTCTGCATCTGGTATAACAGACGTTCCAAGTTCGCTTCGGAATACTGTCCAGTCATCTGTAATGCCCTTGTGGCTAACGTTCTCCACTGCTCTACTCCTGCACTTGGATTGTAGTTTACATGTGACTGAGTATCAAATATCCCTTTTACAAAACCAACAACGCTATCAAATACTGTATTGACAGCACCTTTTGCAACGGATATCCACGGTTCAAACGCTCCCGTTAAATCCGTAAATTTATCAATTGCAATCTGCACGATCTTACTTGGATGTGTGATGTAATCCCATACATTTCCCGTAAAGTCTTTTACCGTACTCCATATCCCACCGAAAAAGTCGCCGATTCCACTTGCAAAGTGCGGAAGTTCTTCCAGAAAACTCTTTGTTTGGTTGGCTGGCATGATTTTCGTTCCCTTTTCCAGTGGCAGAACTACATCTCTCCCCTCTGGAATAAATGGTTTTCCATGTGGTGGAACGATCATTTCTTTGTATGTAGAGCCTTTCTGGTCGTTTACGATACCTAGCGTGTCTTTTGGGATGCCACCAGTTCCTCTTGCAAACTTCGGGACTTCCCACAATGCAAATTGCTTGTCCGACCCTACTTTATCAAGCACCCAGTTTACACCATTAATTACACCGTTTACCGCTCCACCGATAGGTTTTACAATTGCGTTCGCAATCCCTTTCACGATTCCTCCAAGAGTATCCTTGAGATTGTTAAATCCGTCTTTAATAAACTTCCAAACAGAAGAAAAAGCGTCCATAGCTTTCTCTTTGATCGAATCCCATATTCCACCGAGCGTGCCCTTAATGCTGTTCCAGATTCCGGTTGCGGTATTTTTAATTCCATTCCAAGTATTTGAAAAGAAATTGGCTACCGGAACGAAGATTGAAGTTGCCGTATCTTTAATCCAGTTCCATGAGTCGCTAAGCGCTTGCTTTATTGTGCTCCATACAACGATTACTGTATTTTTAACTCCATTCCACAGATTCACGAAAAATTCGGCAACAGGAGAGAAAATTGCATTTGCAGTGTCTTTTATCCAGTTCCACACATCACTTATTGTTTGTTTTACTGTTTCCCACGCTTCTGATGTTGCCTTGGAAATTTTCTCCCACGTTTCCGAAAAGAATTCGCTTATCGATGTAAAAATTGCACTTGCCGTATCGCTTATCCAATCCCATGCGCTTTTTAATGCAAATTTTATTACTTCCCATACTGTATATATCACAGCGTAAATTGCATACATGACAGCGCCTATTGTCCCCTCGATAAATTTCAGTGGACCTTCCATAACATCGCATATCGTTTCCCATGTATCCCGAAAGAAACCAACAATTCCATCCCATACTTCTTTTAACGTTCCTACAATGCTTTCCCATGTTTCAGACGCTGTTTTTGAAATTGAATCCCATAAGCTAGAAAAATATTCTTTAATTCCATCCCATGTATCCTTTAAAGTCCCTGTGATATTTTCCCATACTTCCGACGCCTTTTGTGAAATTGAATCCCATAAATTGGAAAAATATTCTTTGATTCCATCCCATGCTTCAGACGCACTCTCGCTGATACCGTCCCACAGGTCAGACATCCAATCTTTAAATGCATTCCATTTTTTGGACAGCCAGTCTGTGATATCTCCCCAGTTTTTTATTACTGCGATAATTCCAGCAATTACAGCAGCTACTCCGGCAACAACCCCTATAATCGGCAACAGTCCAGCCCCTACTAATTCAACGAGCGCACCGTTGAGAACCATAATTGCTCCAACCACAGGTGCGATGATAGCTGTTATTGCTGCAATACCGCCGATAACTTCTATAAAATTTCGAATAGGTTCTGGCAACTCGCTGAATTTCTCCATCAGGTCAGCTATCATTTCAAACACCGGAGTCAATATTTCAGCGATATCTTCTCCAATCGGAGCGAATGCATCAGAAACCTTTCGCATAGCTGCTTCCATCTCCTGCGCAGATGTAGTCGTGTTATCCTGTAATTCCTGTGCTTTTCCGCTTACATCTGTATATGCATCGCCAACAGATGTAAGAGACTCAATAACCTTTGTACCACCGTCTTCTGCCATTGTTCCGAATGCAATAGCCGACTTATTCAGCTTATCCTGTTGATTTTCAGTGCCCTGAATATCTTTCACAATTTCGTCTATGACCTGTTTCTGTGTAGCTCCTCCTTGCTGCCATTGCGAAAAAGCATCTTTCACAGACTGACTCCACTTTCCTGTGCCTTCCTCTAATTGCCCTGTTTCCTCATTCAAATTCCAGAACGTGTCTGAAATCGTTCCATCAGAAAGTCTCGTTGTCACTTCGTTGATTGAATCATTTACCTTGTCAAGATTATACGCTCCGCCTTCAAGACCGTTCTGTAATAGCTGGAAATATTCCTGTGCAGAATATCCCGCTTCCGCAAATTTTCCAGAATACTCAGACAGGTTATCTCCTAACTCATTCGTCTTGTCGAGTCCATCCTGAGTCCCAGCAACAAGCATATCCATTGCATCTTCCGCTTTCATCCCGAAATGCTTCATTAGCCCGTTGACACCTCGTAGACTCTCTGTCATGTCAATTCCATAGGTTTCTTCCAAGACAATAGCTTGTTCCGTAATCTTTTCGAGCGTCACATCATCTAAGCCTTTTAAGTTGTCTTTCACGATGATAACAGCTTCCGCAACTGCATCCATGGAATCTCCGAGTCCATGTTCGTAAACTCTCTTAATCAAATCTGCACTGTTTTCTGCAACTTTTCCGGTTTCATCAAACCTTGCGTTTACTTTCGCAGTTGCATCTTCAATATTCTGGAAACTTTCAACTGCTTTTTCTCCGATTTCAAAGAATTTATCTCCAACGCCAGAAAGCTGATCGGCTGCTTCCAATAAATTCCCAGATGTTACCGCATCTTCAACTCCCTCAATAGCATCTGTGGCATCATCTGAACTTGTTTTGAGCTTGTCGATTGCAAGTCTCACTTGATCGATTCCAGATTCATCAATCTGGTTCAGTGCAGTTTTTAGTTTTCCGATATCAGAATCAGCACCGAGTACTGACCTGCCTATTTTGTTGAGTGCAACAGTCAGATCGTCACTGTTTGCAGTTCCATTTTTTATAGCATTTGTCAGCCTTGTGCTGAGCACGTCCTGAAAATCATCCAGGGACTTTCCGGTTGCTTCAAACAGCGTCTGCAACTGCTTCGTGCTTTCTTTTAGGGATTTCTGCTCAGTCTCCATTCGACTAATCTGCGTGGTGTAAGATTTTAAATCCTGTTCCGTCTTCGCAATTTCCCTCTGAAATTCTCGGTATTCTTCTGCTCCAATGTCACCAGATTTGAACTTCTTTTCTACTTCTCCCTGTGCCTGCTTTAAGGCTTCCAGCTTTTCCTTGGTATTTTCGACCTGTTTACTTAATAACTCCTGTTTCTGTGCAAGCAACTGCGTATTCTTCGGGTCAAATTTTAATAATTTATTTACAGAGCTTAATTCGCTACCAAGACTTTTTGATGTATCTTCCGCGGATTTCAAAGCTTTGCTGAGTGCCGTTGTATCCGCACCGAATTTAATTGTGATTCCTTTTATTTTGCTATTCGCCACTTTCTCACCTCTTTAAAAATTATCAAAATCTTCCTGTGTTGCTTTTCTTGCAGTCGGCTTTTCATCTTTTTTCTGGTTGTCGATATACTCCTGCACATAGTCCAGACAGTCTCCGATCGTCATTTCTTCCATGTCTTCGCTGGTTAATCCAACCTGTCGGCAAACATAAAAAAAAGACTCATTCGTAAACGGTTCTCCGCTTGATGAATCTTTGTCACTTATTTTTTTTTACTTGTTGGCATGGTATCTGTAAGCAAATCTTTTACTTCTCCCATAATCTCATTGAGTGGGAATACCTCAAATCCGTCCAACCACTCCAGTGGATCCGGGATAGTCCTGTCTGCCGTTTTTGCCATTGTCCAGATAATGTCGTAAAACACCTCCATGTCCATGTGATCCAGCGATGCAAAAGAGATATCCTGTATTCCAAGATTCCTTTTTGTTCCTTTCCCGAACACTTTTGCTACTTTCATCAGGTCTGCAAAATAATCTCTACCAAACTGTGCTTTATATCGTTTCGGCAATGCTGCCGTTGATTTTAATTTCACTTGTTTTTCGTCAATGTAAATTGTTTTTTCCATAACATCCTCCACTTTTTCTATTTGGGCAGATCGCTCCGCCCTTTATTTCGCTTTACCTACTTTTGCCTTTCCAATCTTCCCCCTGCCTACCAAGGCGAGGTCTTCAGGGGGTGCTATTCCCCCGATTTTTCATATACTGTTGTATACCAAGAGTTATATGTTGCTTCGTCAACTCCTGCTGCTGTGGATGCTTTAACTAAGTTGTCTGTCGGTCTCGGACTTGCCACAAGCGAAAGTTCTGTTGTGTTCGGTTCTCCGCTATCTTTTGTTGTACTTCCAACAGATGGTCTGTTTACAGAGCAGTAATAAAAGAGGTGTCTTGTCGCCTTGACATCTCCCTGAAATTCGAACATCAGTGCGATATTTGCCACCTGTGCGTCAGAGTTTTCGAGAATCACACCTTTTTCTGTTTTCTCCTCTTTTAACACTTCTGTCCGGAATTCTTCCGGTACTCTTGCAAGCGTAAGTGTACCCTCGTATCCCTGATTATTTGCGTTGGTGTAATAATCAATGTCATCCGCTTTAAACCGGATCAGATCGCCGCTTTTGTCGAATGTGATACTTACCGCCCCCGGTAATCTCTTGGGCGATCCGTATGTGATTCTTCCACTCTCATCCATTGTAATAACAGCGTAATAGCAGTTCCTCAATCCAAATTCTACTTTATTCTCTTTCCCTGTCTGTGCAGCTCTTGCTGTTCCTGCCATGTTCTTTACCTCCTATATTTCAATTTCATATGCTTTCAAATACATATTTTCGGAATCTAAAAAACTCTCGTACGACTCATACTGGAGCTCATTGTTATTTAGTAGTTGCTTTACTTTTTTCTCTAACTGCAAGTCTTTCTGATCTGTGTATACCTCGATCGTGACGGCGTATCCCTCGTAATACACGGTGTCATCCGCATAAAATCCGATATCCTCGTCCACATAGTATACGATGTACGGTAATTCTGGTACTTGACCGACTGCAAAACAACGATACGCAATCGGAAGATCTAGCGTTTTTAACTTGTCTTTTAATTCTGGCAATGTCATTTCACAGTCTCCTTTCCAGTTCTTCTATATACTCTTTTATGCATTCCTGTTCCACTTCTTCGATATGCGGATATGCTCGTACTTCACCGATTTTTCTCCCACCACGTTTCAACTGGTGTCCTTTTTCCAGTAGATGGGTTAGGCGATATGTCGGTTTTTTATTATACACTGTTATTCCATCTCTCCCAGATTCCCTTGTCCATCCTTTTGCGTACCGTCCGCTGCTCTTTTGACTGTTTGCTTTCAACTTCTTCACAGCTTTTTCGGAAACGTTCATGGCAACATCCTGTGTGGTTTCTTTTACTTCTTCTGTGTATTCTTCCATCTGCCGCATGATTTCTCTGGCGAGTTTGTCAGCACTTATGCTTTCGCTCATTTTTCAATCCTTTCCGTACAGGTCAATTCCAGTTCTTCTGCGCTGATCTGATACGTTTTCACCACTTTCAGCTTCTTTCCGTGGAATCGGATATACCTCTGTCCTTCATATTCATAAGGATGCACGATCAAAATCTCTGAAATTTCCATGTTGTTCTGTCCGGCAAGGTAGAATTCATTTCGTGGCACTTTCTCTTTACAGCACCAGATCTCTTGTTCCGCTTCAATTGGTATTTGCTGACCAATCTCATCCTCTTCATACCCGTTGGAAGATATCAATACTACTTTTTCATCCCATGTTCGATTCATTTTGCACCACCTTAATCATCAGGTTGTTTAGTCGAAACCGGATGCTCCTCGGAATCACTCCATCTTCTGGATGGTTATACTTCCACGTAGCCCAATCCAGCACAAGCAGGATGTGGTCATATCTCTCTTCCGTGATGCGAACGCCGTATACATTTTCGCATTCGTCAAGAATACCATCTATGATCGCATAAAGGACGGAATCCCTACTATCTGTAGAGATTCCAAGTCTGTCTTTTAATAGTTGCAATACAATCACTCTCATAAGCATACTCCTTATGAATTCGCCATGATCCCCTGTTTTTTCATCTCCGCAAGAATCGCATTGATTTTATTTTTCAGGTCAGTTGCGGTTTCTGTGGACAAATCTGCAATCAAAGCCATCTGTTTTACGCCACCAAGCGTTGTCTTGTTTGCTGCTGGAAGAGTGTAACTTGGTCCCGCAGGTCCCTGTGCGCCCGGATCTCCCTTGTCTCCTTTCGGTCCTGCTACTCCTGGATCGCCTTTTTCGCCTTTTGGTCCTGCTGGTCCTGCTGGTCCAACCTGCTCATTCTTTACGCCCTGCTCTAACTTATTCAGTTTCTCTGCTGTAATAACGTCATCATTATTCCATGTCGTTGGTGTATATGCCATAACTCATACCTCCTATTTCGCTTTTCCTACTTTTGCCTTTCCGACTTTCCCTCTGCCAACTAAGGCTACATCGTCAGAGGGGATTATTCCCCCGGTGTGTATGTAATATAGAATCCGGCGTCTGCATCCGTTTTCTTCACATCATATCTCACAACTCCGGCAAGCAGTTTGCCGTAAATCTGGTTAACTACCCATTCAACGCTTGTCTGTTTGCGGTCGAAGAATGTGCAGAATGATTTCGGATCGCCGACAAAACCTTTTAATTCGCCAGCTCCTGCGATCATTTCGTCATCCAAAACGATTACCTCTTTGCCAGACAGCACTTTCCCACTTGCAGATGTAATAGAGTCCTGAAGCAGATATCTTCCATTTTTATCTTTCAGTTTGTCCAGTTCTGCATAAAGCGAAGAAGAGATGATGAATTTTACTGGATATACCTTCTTAATCTCTTTATTCACCAAATCTTTCAATCCGTCCAGACCTGTGACATTTTTTGCGGTTGCACTCTTTAATACAGCCGCAATGTCCGTATTTCTTGTATTTCTGGACTGATCGTCGATTTCATCGCGGATAATACCTGTTACATCATAATCAGCATCGTCAATTGCTTCCTGTGAAATCGGGATATACCCTCTTCTTGTTTCCACACTGTAATCCACATTTTCAATCTTTGGTTTAGAAAGTTCTGGATTCTGTTCTAATTCTGCAACTGTATTCATTTTGCTTCCGGATTTTGAGATTACCGGATATTTTCCAGACGCACTATTGACTCTCACATTCCTTACATAATTCTTGAGATCAACGACATCTTCCGGTTTCTCCTGCGGCGCAAGCAATTCTTCTGGAATTAAAATTCCTGCGTCTACTTCCTTAAATCCACTTTCTCTTACCTGCCCCTTAGACTTTACGAATGCGTTAATAGCGCCTCTTGCTTCTTCGATTTCTTCACTTCTTTTTTCCATATTCTTCTCCTTTTCACGTTTTTCCGGAACTTTTTCATACTCCTTCATTTTTCCACGCAGTTCTTCGATCTCTGTTTCAAGCTCGCTTTTCCTGTCGTTATGAGCGTCTCTCTCCTGCTCGAACTTCTCGATCTCTCCATCGACAACACCTCTTTCCTCTTCGGTGTTCGCTTCACTGATCGATGTTTCCAGTTCCTTTTCTCTTGTTTCAAAATCTGCGTCTTTTCCACGCATTTCTTCCAGTTCCTTTTCTTTGTCTGCGATCTGTTTCGCAAGCATCAACTGTCTTAAAGCCATTACTTTTCTCCTTTCAGTCTTTTAATAGCGTTGTTTCTCCACTGCTCCACTTGTTTCTCTCTGTACTGCTCCACCTGTGCGTGTCTTGCCTGTACTCCGGTGTCTTCGTAGGCTGGGAATGTACATACAGATACCTCATGTAGATCAACTTCTTGGATTGTCCATTTCACAGTCCCGTCATCTCTCCAGTCGGTTTCCTCTCGCAAGATGTTGAACCCGAATGAACATTGATCCACATCTCCGCGCTTCACCCTTTCGTATAGGTTCATAGCGTCTGTGTCGTTTTCATTAATATCGATTTCGCCCCATAGACCTCTTGCGTCTGTTTTTAAGCGCAGGGTTCCTATTTTCGTCCGACCGAGCACAAGCGTGTCATCGTGGTTAGTCAGAGCTCGGATGTCATTACTCATAGTATTATCAAATGCTTCTGGTGCAATTTCTTCATACGCACCCGGCCACAACTCGGTTTCCGAATTAAAAACAGCGAAGTACCCGGAAATTGTTTTCTTTCCGTCCTCCGCTTCTCGTGTTTCAAAATCCGCTTTCCATGATCTTGTTAAGTTTTCTTTCTTTCGTTCCACTATTCATCACCTCCCGTCCTTAATTTCTTCTGCTCCCCGATCATGCCTTGCGGTATAAAGTTTTCGAGGATAATCAGATCATTCAATCCGTCCTTCGGAGAATCACCAATCAGATTCAGTACATCATTTCCTGTGTAGATCCCCCGGATATATAGGTTCATTCCGATTTCTGCAAGCTCCTTGGTGTCGTAAGCCATCAAACTCTTTGAGTTGCATTTAAAGTACCAATGCGGACTCTGAATCAAACCTTTGGTAAGTGTCTGTTGGAACACATCCGCAATCGACTTCACTCTCGTTCGGACAAAGTTGTTATATTCGTCCTTGTTAAAGCTTCCGACTCCCAAGAAAAAAGGCGGTACATCCAACAATGATGCAACCGTCCTCTTGTCAATCTCCACCGATTCATTGATTGCGATATCCTTAAGGGATAGTGGTTTTACCTCGGATACCTCCAGAAATTCCGCAGGTATGATCCACGGCTCACCCGGTTTCGATTCTTTCAAATATTTTTCTTTAATTTGCTTTCTTCCGGCTTCGCTTGCAAAATCTTCCGACATTGCATCCACCTTCACAATGACGTTAGGCATGTATTGACCGCTCATAAAAGATTTCTTAGTCGCATTCGCCTGTTTCAAATTCGATGCAATATCCTTTAAAGCAAGCCTGTACCCGGTTCCCTTCCACGGATATTCTGGGTTCGGGTTGATTGCAAAGTGCAGCACTTCACTGGGATCATATTCTTCGCTTCCGTAAATCACCTTATATCCCGTTGACGTCTCTTCAAAACTCGTCATGGACGGCTTCAATGGAATCAACTCATCAATGTATCCATCCCTCATCACCGGAAGGACGACTGCGTTCCCGTCACCCGGCAAGAGCATTGAGTAAACAATGTTGTAAACCCACGCTTTTCTCGTCATCAGCGAATACGGATTAATGTCAATCTTCCGTGATAGCTCATTCTTAATCCGGATGTCTCCATGCGGGCCATTCTCCATTAAATGGATTGTCATGCCAGAAACCAAATCGGCAATTTTCTGACACGCCGCCCGAATTTCTGGATTCTGCGCCAGCGTTGTGTACCCGGAAGGCAATAAAAAATCAGAGAACGTAGCTCCCTGATACACAAATACTTTATTCTGTGGTTCTGATCTAATACTCTTCTGCTTCTTTTTCTTTGCCATTTTAGCCTCCTATTCTCTCTTTAACCATTTATTTGCTGCATTTCCAAGCGCCATGTCGGCCAACATCTGGCAGCACGAAAATACACCTGCATCAAACAAGTCAATTCGTCTTACGCCGCCGTCTCCGTCCACCTTTTCGTACTGAATCATGTCATCTACTTTCTCAATTGCACGTACATTCTGTACGCAGTACTCAAAAGCATCCGAATGTAGATAATAGAATTTTTTATTCTTTACCTTCACCTCGATATGTCGGAATCCCTCAGATTTTACATAAAAATACTGTGGCTGATCTTGAATTTTAAATCCTGCTTTTTTCATTTTCAGGAAAAATTCACGTCCAAACTTCTTGTCGAATCCGACTATTTTGATTTTGAATCCCATCTTTTTCATTGAGATAAACCAGTTCACAATGTCATCGGGAAGCACCGTTGCTGTATTGCTCATCGTCAGCCATCCATCCTCTTCCCAACCAAACAGTGGGATACCATCCTCATCCGCTTTTTTAATTGCGGCCGCCCTCGGGAAGAACGCATGTGTGATACAGATATCAACATCTTTGTACGTTCCGTAAATTGCGCCTGCGGTCAGATCGTGAAGTTTCGACAAGTCGGCTCCGCCATACCATGTAATCGGCAGTTTTGCCAATTCTTCCAGTGTCCAGTTATATGAATCATCTGATGTTCTAAATTCGTTGATATCAAAATATGCATTCAGAGCATTTGTAAAGATATTTAACGTCTTATTCAAATACTCTGCTCTCAGCTGTGGCTCATTCATTGCCTGTGCTGCATCATCCATGAGTTCATCCACTGTAACAGTGACTCCAATGGACGGTGTGCACATCTGTAGCACTTCTGGATCATCCAATGTTGTGATCTTACCTTTGCTGTTTAATACATTTCCCTCTTTATCCTGATCCGCTTTACAGATAAAAATAAAATATGAATCATATGCCTTATCTGTAATTGTTCCGTTCAATACATCGTGCAGTGTTTTGATTCTGTTTGCGAGAAACCCATCTGGAATATCACCAGCCGTAGAAATACCAATCAAAAGCTTGTTCCGATACGCTTTCATAGCATTTTTCATTAATATATATTTCTTTGCCGCTGCTCTCTTCCAGGAATGCAGCTCGTCCAGAATCAGGCAGTTACAGTTTAAGGAGTCTAGCTTATCTTCTTGATTGGCAATCGCATACATTTCTGCGGTACCATCTCCAAAATCAATACTGATGGAGTGCTCCTGATTGTTGTTTCGGATTCTCAACTTATCAACATCTCCGCGTAAAGTCTCAACGTTATCTACCAAAAATCCAAAACTTTCCATTGTCTGTTTTACGGAATTGGCTACAATATATGTCTTTGCACCGGAACATCTATCCAAAATACTCTTCGCTTCAGCAAGCGCAGCACTAAAGGATGTTTTTCCCTGTTTTCTTGGTAAAAAAATAAGCGCTTCGTTAAAACGCCTAATGTCTGTGCCTTTCCGGAAGAATCCAAACAGATTCACACATACAAATTTCTGCCAATCCGTCAATAACATTGGAGTACCTTTAAAGCTCACTCCATTCTTATCCTCACCTTGTACGTGGTGTACGGTTCCCTCGATCAAATCAATCACAAAATCGAATTGATCGCTGCGGAAATCCAGATCATCTCTTTCGAGGTCTGTCAGAAATCTTCTGCACGCAAGAACTCGATCCTCGTTCGCCAGTATTTTTTTATTCGCGATTTCCTCCGCATAGCGAACAGCCGTATCGAAATGCGGACTGTTAATATGGGATAAGTCCATTTACTTCCCCTGCTGTTTTTCCAGTAATAATGCAAATGCAGATTTCTCTTTTTTCGGCTGTTCAATCTCCGCATTGTACGTTTTCGCATTCAACATCAGCCTGTCAGAATACGTTCCGATGTCCTTCCGTAGATTTTCGAGACTCACGAGAATAGGGCTTTTTTTACCCCCACTTTTCTCCGTGTCCAGAATCACTTCGTATCCAGACTCTTCAAACTGTTTGCTCAGCACATTGTACTGGTAAATCATATCTGCATAGATCTCAATCACCTGTTTATACTGCACTTTGTAGGTTCCGAGCTCTTTCATGTATTTAACTGTTCTGTCGATGATTGTCTGTCTTTGCGGTATGTATCTTGCCATCTATTCTCACCTCCTTATCTGCCGGAAAATTTATTTTCAGAATACCGCGCTATTGGAAAGAGTCCTCTCTCCCGATTCTCCTGAGACATTTTTAATCTTCAAAAGGGAGGGGGGATATCTGGATCTCTTTGACTTCCATTTCCATTCCGACTCTATCTTTAAACCATTTGACCATGCTGTCTGCCTTTTCTTTGCCCAATGTAACTATATTTATTTTCACTGTTTCAAATTTGAGTCCACCGCTGATACTGTATCTGGTGTATACATCTCCTTCGCAACACTCCATGCACGTCTTGACAATCTCCTCGATTACGTTCATCACTTCGTATCCGTAGTCACTTGCTTTCCCTTTCCATCGGATTGCATACATCTTGATTTCTTCCATGCTTCAAACTCCCTTCTCCTTTTCCTCTGCCAGTACATTCCAAGGCTTGTTACCTCATCCGTCTTCCTGTCGTGCATCCGGTCATGTTGCGCTGTAGACATACTGATGAGATTCCAGTCAATCAGTGCAAGATCTGGATATTCTTCCAATGGATAGATATGGTGCACTGTCGTAGCTTCTGCGTATTTACCGTATCTCTTAGACTCCTGACACTGGTATGCGTCACGCCTTAGAATGTGTTCTCTTTTCTTTTTCCACTTTCGGCTTTCGTAAAACTTTCCCATGTCTCTTCCCTTCAATCAACTCCCCGCAGTCCTTACATTTCCACGTATGCTCCGTGATAAAGCTGCCATCATTCTGTCTTACAAGATCTGTGCTGACATATTCTGTCTTGTCATGCTTACATAACATTCTTTTGATAATACCCATGCTTTACTCCTTTAGTGCATAATAAAAGCACCCATCTCTGGATGCTAAGAATTTAGGACTACTGCTAATACGCTTGAATACGACTACAAAAAACACAATCAAAATCTATAATAAAAGGGGAACTTGCAGTAGTCCACAATCCGGACAACGGGAATCGAACCCGTGACACACAGCTTATAAGGCTGCTGCTCTAACCGACTGAGCTATGTCCGGTAGGATGCCTTTTATTGACATCCTTTTACCCTATCCGCACTCGGGTACGCTGATTACACTAAATATAGATTGCTGAATCTATTTTTGTTTGTTTTGCAGATCTGCGGATATCTGCGTTTTGGTACCATTTGTGATGTAAAGCCGGTGTGCACTCCCACAGCAACCCCCAGCTGGTAAGCCGCAAACCTTACATCACAAAACCGTGTGCAGGGATCGAACCTGCTTGTCCCAACTGACCACGGCATAAAAACACCGCCAGACAAGAAAGGGTAAAAGTCCGGCGGTGTTCTGAATGTTTGGAAAGATTGTTTTAGAACAATATACAATCGTTCTAGAATAATTATAGCATAAGTAAAATATAAATGCTATAAATCTTTAAGCTGCCCGCTTATAATCTGCGATACTCGCGCCTGGGTATATCCAATTTCATCTGCGACTTTTTGCTGGGTTTTCCCCTCAAGATAGTGCAACTCAAATATCTCTTTAATCTCCGGATCATCAATCCCATTTATGTAGTCTTCGACTTCTTCTTGCTCTTTCAGGATCCGCAGCCTGTCCGCTTCTTTTCGCCTAATCTGCTGTCTTACATTCTCTTCTTCGTAAGGGTCATACATTTGTACAGATGTTCTCACTTCGGTGTACGGAAAATCTGCGCTGGATCCCGTTACCTTCCCCATGACAACAGTCGATTCCCGTTCACAGAGTTCTTGTATCTGGTTCTCAATCCGGATAAGTCTATCTTTGTTTGGCTTATACTTTTTCAGTGTTTTCTTGTCCAACTCAATCGCCTCCCGGAATCCGCTCTTTTATGTTGTATTTCTCTGCTATGTAGTCCAGAGTGTCCTTATTCGCCCTCTCACCGCCTTTAAAGTCGCAGGCAAAGGCTTTATGCCCCTTTTGCTTTAAAGCCGTCTCACAGGGCTTCCTCGTTGCCATAGTGTACGCTTCAATCTTTCGGATAACTCCTGCTGTCTCCTTTCTACGTTTCATAGCATCTCTTGTCATTCCTGTACCACCTCAATTTCCTCTCCGGTCAACTCTTCCAACTTCTTCCGCATTTCTTCCACGGTCATTTTCTTTAGTTTTTTTCGCTCCCAGATGAGTTCGAGGTTGTCATCATGCATAATATGTTTGAAGTTTCTTTCATTTTTAATCTTATACACTCTGATGATGCTAAGTTGGCTTTCTGCATATCCTTGTGTTAAGTCATTCTCGTAGGCTTCGAGTCTATGGCTCCCCTCTTCTCCAATTAGCATATTTCCAACCACCATTCTCTTTCCATAGTCCTTGCGTCTGTATTCCACCACCATTCCGTCTTTTAGATCTGACTTTGTAAATTCTTTCTGCATGTAATCACTCCATTCTAAGATTTTATAATTGTAATTTTTTGCAATATCTAAAGATGACCATTCTCCATCACCGTAATAACACGTTCCTTCGTTGTGCATATCGTAATTTGTATTTTTCAAATAGCTTTCTCCGTTACGCCACTTCATCCTTTGTCCGTGCATCTGCCTGCAGAAATCTTTTGCTTCTTCTTCGGTCTTGCAATTCACCGCAATCTTATTGTCTTTATTTTTAAATTCATCCCAGTTAAATTTTTTCATCATCCTACCTCACTATCTTTCGCACAATCCAATCCAAAAACACCACAAATAACAGTATCGGGAATCCCGCAGCCATCAGGTAATCCGCACCTTCTAGTTTTACATCCTCTTCCAATCCTGTCTTTAAAGTAATCACAGTTCCCAGCCCCAGGATGTAGTACAGGGCCAGAAATGCGATTGTGATTAAAATGTCCATGTTATTCCTCCCACCTATTATTCCATCCTTGCCTTGCTGCATCCTGTGCAATCATCTTGTCATCCCGACACGCCTTAATTGCCACATAAGGCCCAGATGCTCCGCAAGCACCGCACACTACCCTATATCCTTTGCTTCCCATTCTCCGGATTCCGACTCTTCTGTCACGGCATCCGCAAAATGGACACGCTTTAATTTTCATCGACTTCCTCCTTGTATGGTTTTGGAAGTGGCTGCCATGCAAATATTACTCCGTCATAAATCCCATGTTCGTCATACCAAAGACAGTACTCGTCTTCCTTTTTAAACCTCATTCTCTTTACCGGATATTCTTCATCGTCACACGTTACAAGATATATACCTTCTTTCTTAGGCATATTTTGTTCTGTGTAAGGAATCCAGCAATTCTCTTTCTTCCCATCTTCATATCCTTGCATATAAAATTTTCTTCGACTGCAATCTCCGCAATTTGGAACATCGTCCATGTGGGAACGGATGATTTCCTCGATCTTTTTAGTTCCGATCGCTTTAAAGTATTTATGCGGTAATCCCACAGTAGACACTTTAATTGATGCATTTCCTATCTCTTCCAAAATCTTCTCTAGTACGTTCATTCCACATTCTCCTTATCTGCATACTCCTCCACAATATCTACTGCGCGAGTCAGCCCATAAATATAGCTTTCCAGCTCTTCTGCTGTTTTGCTTGCTCCGTGTCTTCGCTTTTCTTCTTTCAAAGCTTCGTAGGCGTCATTTTTCATGCTTTCGATTTCTTCCACGATTTTCTCTAATGCGTTCATCACTCCACCTCCAACAGTTCAAAATATTTTTCCAAATGCTCTTTTGAAATTTGGAATAATAATTTACTTTTCCATCACTTCCTCAAACAGTTTCCTCGGGAGTATCTTGTCACAATCGATACACTGTTTCCTGCGTCCTGCATAATCTGTAACATCTTCTGTTCCTCCGATCGGTTCGCCGTCAAAATCAAACAGCAACGCCCTATGTACTCTTTCAATCTGGTAATACCCTCTGTTGGAACCACAAAATGGACATTTCTTCAATTCTTCCATGCTATTCACTCCAATCCAATCTCTGACCGCAATGATTGCAGCAATCAAAATCCCAATAACGAAGCATTTTTATATCTGCCATATTTCCAAACAGTTTTTTGCATCCAGGACACGATGCTTGTCCATTCCAGTTTTCTACTTTCTTCGGCAACTGCTTTTCCAGTGCTTCGATTGCTGTGCAATAAACCTCAATATCACTTTCCAAATAACTGTTATCTTGTTTCTGGAAAAATGCTTTATTATGCTTTATCATTTCTCTTTTCGCATTAATCTCAACTTGAAGCCTTCCTATCGCTTCTCTAACTTTCTTCTCATCCATCTAATTTTCCTCCCGTTATTTCCAACCATAAACCGCTCTCTCCATCTTTTTCATACAGGAAATCCGTCTCTATCCCGCAGACCGCCAATTCGGTCATTGTCCTCACGCAATCCTCTGCATCAGCGCATTTGATCGTGTCGCCTTTTCGCAAGCGCGTTTCTTTCATTTTGGCATTAGTCATTCCTCCGTATCGTCATCTCAATTCCAATCTCATCTTTTATCATCCTCGTATATTCATCCCATGTTGCCATATCGTCCACCAGACACTCTGCTTTCAGGTTCATCCGGTCGATAAATCTCTTGCACCGTTTTCCGGCAAAACCGAACTCATCATGCAGCGTTGCGACTGCGATCACCATCATTGTGTCCAGTGTCATGTTTTTGATTTTCTCACAGGCAATGTTTAGTTCTTTTCTGGTTAATGCTGTATTTATTCCTGTGATATTCCGGAATTGGATTTCTTTCTCTAGTCCTTCGATACCGTCTTTTTTTACAATCTCTCTTGCCAGAATCAAACCTTGTGATCTGCCGGCTGTATAATCATCAACTTTTCCCATTTTTTCTCCTTAACTGCTTGCAAAGTCCTTCCCACTCAACTTCTTTGCTCCGCGTCCATCTTTTCGCTGCTCTTCTTTTTCGGATCCCGTTTTCATCCATGTACCGGATAAGAGCTTCTGTCGGGAATTCCACTTTCTGAATGTCATACAAGACTTTATGGATATGCTCATCCGTGCATCCGAGTTTCGCCATCTCTTCGATCTGGAACCGGTACGGATCCAGAAAGTGCACTGGCCTACGCATTTTCAACCTCTCTTTCCAGCCACTCTTTTTGGCTCTTGTACAAATTCAGGTATTTATCACGGTTTTCTTCGTACAGATCGTCTTCCAAATCCTCATCTATTCTTGTAAGTATCATCTTCACTGCGGAGATTTCTGGTGTATCCATTTCTCCTGTTATGTTGTTCAAATGATCATTATTCGTCATTTTCCTCTCACCCTTTTCTTCCTCTTCCGCTTTGTACTGCCGCGCGTAAACAAATCCATATTTCCGTGTCTCAATCCGGTAGGCTGTTTCCTGTAGACTCTAAAACCGTATCTTTTTCTGTTCATGTTTACCTCCTAACTGAAACTTGCTTCCGGTTCTGCTTCTGGATATATTTCTCCATCGTCTTCCGTCTTGTCGATAATGATTTTTGTTCCCGCTCTTTGCAATCTCATTAACAACATGTCAAATTCCCCAAGGTATCGCAGAGACTTAATGTCTACACATCCCAAACTGTCAAGCGTATACTCTTTCTCAAAATCCCATTTTGATATTGGAATCTCCATGTTCAGTTCTTCATCGTGTTCGTTTTCAAAAACAATCACCATTCTATGCACAGAACTCCAAACAGGTCTTTCACTCTCTTCTATTCGCATCTCGCATCCAACCGATTCGTAGTGTGGTCCATCGTCAAACTCCACTTCCAGGCCAGTTGTACTGATCTTCTTTTCGCACATTGCAATCCATGCATCAAACAGATCAGTGACTTTCATTTCTTTTTCTTCCTGCTTAATTGATAATTCCTTAAAATTTTCCAGAATCTTTTTATTCTCGATACAAGCATCGGAATTTACGATTTCTGTAAGCACCGTATCCAACTTTGGAAGGTATTTCGAAAAATCATACTCCTCTATGTACGGCACCATAACTTCGTCTATTTTTTTCTTCAGTGCTCTTTCTGCTTTTCCCCAACTAAACGCTTTTTCTATTGCCGATTCTATCGATTCCTTAAATTTCTTTTTGAGTATTTCCTTTACTTCTTCCTCGGAAAGACACTCCTGTGCCATTTTTAATAATTCTTCTTTCATTTTCTTCCTCCTTAATTTGACTTCAATAACTGCTCTTCCAGAGAATCCATGTCGTATCCTCTGCGTTCGAAGTTATTTAAGTTTCTACTTACTGGCGGTTTTGCTGGCACTTTTTCCGTCTGCTCTTGGTTGAGATAATCATCAAAATTACCGCCGAACAGGGTTTTTGGTCTTAGATATATCCTCATATCCTTAACGCCGCGCTGTAATTCCTCTTTTGTCGGCTTTCTGCCCCACTCATTGTATTTTTTATCAATCACCGTCTTAAAGTCATCCAGAGTGTATCCTTCATTGAATCTGGCTTTTATTTCCTTCTGGTTACTCTTAACATCCCACCTTAGTTT